GAGTTACATTTGGGTCTTTGTTTACAAAAGGTCTTGAACCAAAAGTTGTAACCTTCTTTGTTGCATAATCCTGTAAACTAATCAGTAATAATTCTTCTGCAACATTCTCAACATCAGGGAAACCACTCTCTGCAGCAACCTCAATGTCAATCGTTACAAGACGAATCTTTTTAATATCAAACTGTATATGATCCTCTGGATATTTTTCTGAAATATATTGATAAACATATCTGTCATTGCCATATATTTTAAAGTTCTCGACTTCATCATACTTCTTATAAAACTCACGACAATCTTTCACGAAGCCAGGTTGAATTGGTTCAACAGAGTCGCCTTCTAAGGTTTTATATTTTGTTTTTCTTTTAGATGGAACAAATAAAGTTGGTTTCCATTCTTCTCGGTGTGTGATGTGTTTTCCATTCTCATATCCACGAATCAAAAACTGATTACCTATGAGCTGTATGTTGGTGTAAAATTTCACGAAGTCACTTTGGAATACTTTTCAAAAATCATAGGACTAGGAGTAACAAGAGTTGTGATCTTGTCAGAACTAATCATTATCTCATTTTGTTCAGTATAATCCTCCATCCATTTATGTAAATCACCTTCTACAATTTTGTAAGGTTTTGTTAATTTACAATTTGGATCTCCAAACTCAGCAGCGATCTCTTCAATCTCTGATACTACTATCTCCTGATTAGACAACAACAGGACTTTGATTACCTTTGTCTCTTCCATCGATTTTCTCCTGATAAAGTTTTTTTAAATTTTCTATTGGTTCAACAATTGTTATTACCCAGTCGGCCGAACAAGGTACTCTCTTCTCCGCAGAAAGAGGAATCCAAGGATAAAATACAATATTTATTTTTGATGAATATTGATTCGTAGTGCCTTCACTCAAAACAGTAGGTTCTTCTGGTTCATACATTTTCACAATCAAAGGATCATGAAAAAAGTATCCAATGACCTCTTGTTCAACGGACTTAATTTCTTTTACGTCAGCGATGATATCCTCACCTGACTTAAGCATTACTAATTTAACAGACATTTAACATTTTCTATGTTTACATTATAAAAGACCACTCAACAAAAGTCAAGTGGCCTTTAATCCTATGTGATTTTATTTATAGGTAATTTTTACGAGCGTGATGTTCTGGAACTACCTTACCCAATTTGACAGTAAGAAGTCCATCCTCTAATTTGACATCTCTGACTTCATAATCATCTGAGAGTGTCCATGCTCTATTGAAAGATCTCTGAGCTAATCCTTGATAGACATAATCGGATTCTTTCTTTTTGTTATCCTTTTTCTTTCCTTCAACGAATAGTTTTCCGTATTCGGTGTAGACATTAACTTCATCCTTTTTAAATCCAGCAAGTGCAATCTCTAACCGAGACTCAGTATTACTTACTTGAATTAGATTGTAAGGTGGATAGTTTGTTATAGTCTCATTGAAAAACTTATCGAAATAAGTATCCATACCGATACTATTTTTTGTGATGCGATCCATTAAATCTCCAAGATCTGCAGCACGATATCTTTGAATGTTAGTCATAGTTCTCCTTTAATAAGCGAGTGTGAATTGTGTCCCCGAAGGCGACACTACTAATTATAACAGAAGACATTAAAATAGGGGGTGGTGAACCCCCCAAAAACACTTCGGTTTCCTCCTTAGTCTAGCAGTGCTCTACAATGGCTGATGCAAGATTTATCCCTTACATCACATTCTGAAATGCATTCAAAGTAGTCATCAACTGAATTGTTGGAAGATGTCTCACGTTCGAGATTCATCCAAGGCCTTAAACTATTGAACGATATGAGATTGTGCATAGATTGTTTTCATTTAAACACATAACTATCTATAATAGTTTTTAAGATAGTAACACTTCTTCATTTAATAATTGTGGTTTCTCTTCCTCTTCTTCCTTTAAATTTGCACCGTCATATTCACTAATTAGTTTTTTACCACTTTTAATAAAGTCCTCAGATTTATCCATCTTAATTACCATTTCCTTCCTCCTCTGGTTTTTTTCTTTTACCTATGTTGTATTTAGTTTCAAGATTCCACTCACCTTTTTCTTTATAAGAAATAACTTTAATTTGATTTAATGGCGCTATGTCATTAACATTATCAGTTGAAACGACAGAAACTAATCCCCAGTCTAAAAGCAACTGGATAATACGATTTCTTCTTTGTACATCATTGACTGTAATATTAGCTCTCTTACCGTCTAATGCAAATAGTTCTTTAAAATGAACGATGTAGTATCTGCCTTGTTTATGAAGAATGTGGCAAGACTGATATAATTTCTTTTCCTTTCTTGAAGCTACACCAATACGAGTAAGAGTTTCTCTTACTTTAAGAAAATCATCTGGTTCATTTAATGTAATTTCAATCATCTGGTCTGGCGACCAATTAATTTGAGGCTCAACAATTGAGTTCATCTTATTCCTCCAGTATCAAGTCGATCTCGAATAAACGAGAGTTGTTCTCTAGTCAAAATGTTTAAAACCTGTTTTGCCTTTTCACTACTATAACCATAGTGACGTTTCACAAGATCAAGGTCTTCAATTTCTTCTTTACGAAGCCAAGGAGAGTATCTCTTCCTTTTCCTGAGACTATTTAGAAAAAAGTCATATTGTAACTTCTTTGATAGATTTGGATGTTTGTTCATTTCATTAGCAAACATGACCGCATCTATGTGTCCAGATAGACATCTGTTGATAACGTAAGCTGGATACTGTTTCTCTAAATCAGCATCCTCATCAATTAAATTATTCTTATTTGTATTAATTGAATTCAACCATTCTTTAAGTTCTGTCATGATACAATGCAATTCTTTTTTCAATGTAGACTTTTGCTTTTTGCAAGTCGTCTAACTCAGTTTCACGGTCTTTGTGTCCAGCACGACAAAGATATTTAATAACATTACCTGTAAAATAATCAAGTTCTTGATCTGCAATAAAATCCCAAACTTCAATTTTCCCTCTTTGATAATGTGAGGGTGAAAATTTATTCATACTTTTTTCTTTTAATAATAATTCTGTCATTTTCATAATCAGGTATAAATTCAAGAGGATCGTCATGATTCCAACAGAGTTCTCCATACAGAGAGTTCAAAGTGGCCATGTCATCCCAAAGATCGTTTGATTGTTCCATAGTTAATTACTTTCTGATAATAACAACATCTCCTTCATCATCATCGTCTTCATCCTGTGCTTTGAAAACTAAAAGTTCTTCACCAGATTGAACATCAGACATTTCTGGATGCACATTTCTCTTCTCTTGTTGTCGGTTAAAGTCTCTTAAGGTAGAGGTCATCATAGCATACATGTATGCGAAGGTTGCCCCTGCAAGACAAGCAAAACAAAGAAAATATATAAAGACGCTAGTGTCATTCATCGGAATCCATGTTGAAATAATTTTTGTATAGGAACTTGTTTTATCTTATCTATAATATCAGTCTCTATTTTGTCTAGAATGTTTACATCAATATGCATGAATGGTGGAATGATTCCAAGCATTCTTAATAATCCATCAACAAACAATGCCAAAGTAGTGAATCCGAGAATCATGCTAAGAACAGTAGCATCACGATTATGCTTTGCCATTGACTCTTCGTCAATCTCTCTTGCCTGTTTAACTGCTTCTTTTACAGCAGATTCGATCAAAAAATTAACTTCTTCCTTTGTATAGAAGTTTTTATTTTTTGATTCGAGTTTCGTTACAGTTGACACTGGAAACTCTTGTATTAATGTTTTGATCATAAGTTTTTACCTAATGATGTCGATATGCATATCTTTAGTCCAAACCTCTAATTCTTTTCTAAGAGAACCACTGGACTTAAGACTTTCATATCTTTTGGAGGCCTTGTTTTTCCACCATTTGATGAGGTTCTCTTGATAGAATTTATCAAAGTTGATTGGGTTTTTCTCCAGAATGTCAGTATCTCCTCGAATAACTTCTCTAGAATTAGCAAATCCATAGTCACTGAAGTAGACTCTTTTCTTTTCAGTGAGGTTCTTTGCATTTGCAATTGCAGTCTGAAATTCCGCAGCCTTTTGAGAAGACGAGTTCTTTTTGATGATAGAAATCATCTTTTGTTGAGTCTTTAACTTGCGACTCGAAGCGTCCTCTTTGACTAGTAATTTGTCGTTGTTTCTCGCTATAAACCATTTATTTAAACCTTTAAAGACATCATCATGTAGCAAAGGAGTAAAGTCACTCATAGTCAATCCTTTGTATCTCATGTAGGGTTTCAATCCATCATATTGAGATGACGACTTTGTTGTACCATAAAGTGATGTGGTTTCAAACAAACAAATATCTGAACCATATTTACTATTTAACTGTTCTCGAGCTTCATGAGAACAACATAATAGTGCAAGAAGTTTACCACCAAGATAATTAAATCCAAATGGTTGAGTGGGAACAATAATAAATCCCATGATTGAGTGACGATTAAATCTCTTCAACTCAGGTGGTCTACCTAACCAATCATTACGAGGTTTGCAATTGATAGTAGGAGAACCAAAACGAATAAATCCCACAATCTTTTTAGTATTTGTTTCCATGACAATCCACTTGAGTGACTTGCCAGGAATGGAACTTTCGATTGAGTGGGATGTTGTTATCTGTAGTCTCTCATTGAAATATTCATTTGTGAAACCATCAGAATTTCCAGCAGCATAGACTTTAAAGTCCATGTCATTTGGGTGCATGTCAAACGCATCAAACATATCCTCCTCAGGCCCACAGCCAGGAAGATATGTTGGCATCTTTGACATACGATCTAATTTTACATTACGAAGATATTCATCAATACGACCCATATTTGAGAAGTAATCGATGAATTGGTCTGCTGCGTAAGCAGCATCACTTTCACTTAGATTCATCTTATAATAGGCATTTGATATTGAGAGCGTTGTTTATCTGCTGGCATAACTCTTGGTCTATTGACATATGTATCAACAAGAGTATCAAGAGAGTTAGACATTTTACGATATCCAGTTCCAACATATATTTGTCCTGCCATAACTGCGACAGTACAAGCACCCCAAAAAACATAATACATATTTGATTTTATTTGATGTTTTATTTTTGTAAAAGATTTAGTCATCGTGATCATCCCAAGGGTCAGCTAATCCTTTGTTTGCAAAGAAACCTCTGTATATACCATAGGCAGATAAGAGAATAGTAATCACTGCAATTGATATACCAAAGGTATAATCAGGATTAAAGGTAAAGTGTGGTATAAGTGTGTCATTGCACTTTGCAATTTTTTCTGGATCACTCCAAGTGCCAGGCAAAGTATAAACTGGCGGACATGCTAAAAAAATCAT